GAAGTAGTATTAGCCATTTAAACTCCTACGATTCGTAAACTTTAATCCATTCACAAACAATTGTAGCCGAATCTCCATTTGCACAAGCTGGTAAAACGACGTTTACATCTCCAGTGAATCCACTAGCTTCAGTCTTTTTTAATCCACCAAAAGATGAATAATCATATTCCATTTCACCTGCTAAAGTTTGAAATACAACATCTGTTGTTGCATCCCATTGCATTCTAATCGCATCTACTGGTGCTGTTACAGAAACGTTAAAACTAATTTTATTTAGTCTTACAGTTTTGCAAGTTTTACCATTATTTGAATTTAATGCAGAAACGTCAACTATTTTAGTTGTGCTCCCTGTGCTATCAGAAACTACATTGTAGTGAGTGATTAGTTTTTTTGCTCCGTCAAATACAGTTGTATTTAATACTGTGTCTGCCATGTGTTTTCCTCCTTTTAAAGAGCGCCTGCATCACCAGGCGCTCCGAGTTAATTTATTACGCGTCTGCGAATGGTGTTACTATTGTACCTGATCCAATCAATAAAGAATTGTGAACCATGTATGTAGCAGTATCAATCGCTGTGAAAGATACTACACTACCAACGATCCCACCTTTTGTAGAACCATTCATAGTAATAACATCATTAGTTGCAGCTGGAACGAAAGCTTTTTTCGAACCATCGTCTACACCAATCATAATAGCACCTTTAAATTTATCAGTACCATCTGTTTTGATGTCCATATCAGTAGCTGCTGTTTCAACAAAAAATGTGAAAGTAGCACCAATGTTGTTTAGATTGTTAAAGTCATTATCACCTGCAGTAGCACCATTACTATTTACATTGATACTTGGTAAAGTAAACTTACCATCAGCATCATTGCAAAGTAATATTCTACCTGCGTGTGCAGCAACTGTTAATGTTGTGTCCGCTGTTAAGCTAACAGTCATACCAGGACCTGTGCTTGTAAAGCCATTTTTAGAAATGACTGGTCCTGAAAACGTAGTATTTGCCATAGTGTTATCCTCCTAGTTATTTGAATATCGTCTCTAGGCCGTCGACTATACGCGTCGATATTCAATTTAATGTATAGTAATAAAACTATATACTACATTTTAGTAGAGTGCAAGAGAGCCTGTAATGTGAATTAAATTTATTCAACGATGTAGCTTTTTTATTAAGTAGCTACAGAAACTTGGGGTGCAGCGTCTTCAACCTTGTTAGCTAGATGCTCTTTTTTAGCTTCTGCTAATTTTATATGGCTAATTACTTCTCTGACTCTTCTGTCAATCTTAACCATATTGAGAGTATATCTACCCTCCTTAAGATGCTCCTGCTCCCATTCTAGATCCAGACCCTTCTTTTTTGTATAAAGGTCGTTCAGATGTGTTTGCATTTGCTCCATCTATAACCTCCTCATAGGTTATTCTATTAACTCGGTCATCATAAGAATTTCCGAGATATTCCCAAACTATAACTTTTTCTCCTAGTTTGTCAAGTATAGCTTGTTCTAGTGAGGCTGGGTTATCTTCAGCTAAAACAGTAAATTTAGCGTGATGATCATAAGCCCAGATATTTACTAGAAATTGTTTCATTTTTGCTTTCTATTATTGAAATGAGGCGGAACTATGTCCCGCCTCAAATTTTTTACGATTACGCTCCAGATACTCCGAAGATACCTCTGTAGTCAGATACACCAAATCTGTATCTTTCTCTAGCTTTGTATCTTACGTTACCAGTATCGAAATCACCTTCCATTGCTGTTCTGATAGGCGATCTTTCAAAATACTTCATACCGTTAGGCACGTCAGTAATTAAGAAGAACGCATCAGTGTCAGTTAAGAAATTGTTCACTCTGTAACCTTGAGGAACCATTCCCATAGAAACGATTGCGTTGATATCGTTGTCAGCTGTTGAAGTTCTACCTTGAGACTTCATCAATCTCTCTGCAGTAAATTGTAGCTCAGAAGGAACGATCATTTTCACTCCTCTTGCTGCAATTTTTAGACCTCTTTCGTCTGTCATTGCAGCGATGTCAATTAAAGACTGCTCCAATGAAGTTTCGTTTAAGTCTGCTTGAGTTGCTAAAGTGTTAGACACTGTTCCAGCGATCGTTGGGTGGTTTGTAACGAATAAGTTACTACCATCTCCAGAAGTAAAGCTACCTCCAGAGAAACCATTGATCAATGGATCAACTGCTTTAACTTGTTTTGTGTTCGCCATAGATCTAGCTAATGCTTTTGTATATCTAGAAGCAAGTCTGTCATACAAGTTATCCTCGATCGCTTCTTCAGTGATCGCGAATGCAAGCGCAACTGTTTCCATAGTGTATCTAGCTGTGTAAGTCTCTTGAGCTGTGTCAAAAGTTACTGCAGATCCTTCTGGTTTAACTGCTGCATTTGCAAAACCTGATAACATAACTTCCTCTTCAAACGCTCTGTCTGAAGTTTCTGTTACATATATCTCAGCATGCTGATTCTCATAACGTTTATACTCTAAACCGAATAAGGCATTCAAACCCGGCTCGAGTTCCTTGACTAATTGTCCTCGTGATATTGCCATGTTGTTATCTCCTTATTAGATTCCGGCTACTGCCGCTTTGTAGAAGTGCTCGTTAATTGTAACAACGAAGTTAACGTTTGAAGTTGTTAAATCGTTATTGTCAATGTTAGTCGATACTCCCATTACTTTTAGTTGACCTGAAGTAGTACTTACAGTTGAGTCATTTAGCTCTACTTTTGAAACGTAGTTAGCTGAATCACCTGCAGTGTACTCGATGTCGTAATTCATGAACACATCAGTTTGCGCTGAAGCAAGTGTGTTGTTCGATTGAATCTCGAATCTTTCATACGGGTCATCTGCTACGAAAGCAACAATATCTGTAGCTGTGTTAGAAGCTTTCAGATTGTTTGCAAACGTAGGCTTACTTGTGTTTGCGTCGGTAAAAAATATTCCGTTCAAAGAACCGATCAATGTTTCACCAGCTGCCGCAACTCTTATAGTTCCTTGAGACGCTGCTCTCACAGGGTCTTGGAAGTATATAGCTGCTGAACTAGCAGATACACTGTACTCGGATAAACCTTGATTGGCATCATTTTGACCAACTTTTCCGATCGGTCTTAGACCGAACGCTGCGTCTTGGTTTGCCATGTTATGTCCTCCTTATGAACATTTTTAGTTTAACTTAGTGGTTAAAGAATTCTTAATTAGGATTTCTTTGAGCCACCAAAAGTCACACGCGATTGCCTATCGATATCGATTGGCATGCTTGGGTGCTGTTCCTTCATAAGATCGTTATCCATTGCCTCAACTTTATCACTATGTTGTTTTGCATAGTATTCTGTTCGTTGCTGCGCAATCTCTTCCGGTACCCTAGCCAGCACTAGGCCGCCTACACCGATCACTCCCTTGTATTTGCCATCCTCCACAACTGGATAATCTGCATCTGGATATTCATCGGATCTAACCAATTCGTATCCTGATCTTATTCTTCCTTGGATATTTTTTGTATCCTGGAATCCTAAAGATTCTGCTCTTAGCCATCTATGTCTAAAACCTGTTGGCGCAGGGGGTGCATCTAATGATGACGGGGGAGTCCAAACTTTTTTCTTTTGAGAAACTTTTTCTCTAGTCTGACTCGCACGGGATGCTCTTTTATTATCTTCGCTCATATGCTTACGCCTCCTTCGTGATTTTTAATTGTTTCGCATATTCTTCAAGTGGCACACCTAATTTTTTAGCGATTGCTACCTGTGATGGTGTGAGTCTCACAGTTTGGCGACCTGATCTTGTACTTCGCTTCGCTGAAGCTACTGTCTGTACTGGCTTGGTCGTTTTTTCAGCCGTATCGCTATTATTAGCAAATTTATGCGGGAATTCAAGTCTTATTCTCTTGTCTATTTCAGCATAATATTCGTCACTTGATGGATCAAAACCTTCATCAGTAATTTTTTGATGTAGATCAAAAGCTGTGTAAGTCATAGCTGTATCCTTACCAAACCATGTGTTTTTCTCACTCCATGCTTCAGCTTTAGGATCAGGTGTACCTGCAGCGGCTGTTTGTCTAGGTAAATTAACCTGAGGTTTTTTCTCCGATTGTTGTTTTTCAAACTCAGCCTGGGCAACTTTTGTTTCCTCAAGCTTAGCTCTTTTATATCCAAATTCAGATATAGCGGCCAAAGCTTCTGATTCAGCTTTGAGATCATTTGCTTCTCTCGCTGCTGCTAGTTTAGCTTGTGCTGCGGCTACGCCTGAATTAATACTCTCTTCAGTTACAGCTACAAAGTCAGGTTGTAATTTAGAAAGTTTGCTTTCTGCATCTTTTTGTTTTTTTAAGATGGTTTGAGCATAAGTAACAGCTTCGTCTTTTTGACGTTCTGCTTCTCTCCATTTTTTAGTTAACTTTGCAATTCTTCTCTGTACACTTTCAGAGTAGTCTTTCAATTCTGTATCGTCTTTCTGATCTAATTTAGTCTCTCTTTCATTCTCAAATGTTTTATCCTCTGGAACTTTTTCATCTTCCACAGGTCTAACACTTGGTTCTTCTTGTACAGTTTCCTTTTCTACAATTTCAGTTTCATCCTTTGACTCTGGAATGTCTACATCCATAGCAGGACCTGATGTATCAATGTCAACTGTTTTTTTCACTTCTTCAGTGTCTGGCATAGTATTCTCCTTCTATGTTTAGTATTGATGAAGTATGTCTTCGGGTTTTTCGATGGTTGCTAAAACTTCATCATCATTTACCAATCTCCCTTCCCCTCCATCGATCTGGATTCTTGTTCTAGAAAAAAAAAAAAAAATTACCCAGTCACCTT